GTGAGGCAGTCCAGGCAGGGATGCAGGAGCCGCCCATACTAAGGACGGTGTTGGCCGCTCCCTTGCCCAGGTTCTTCAGCACCGTGGCAGACGAGGCGTACATGATGTCGCCGGTTGCCTGGCAGTCAAAGATATGCCCGGTGCCGTCCGAAGCGATGAACTCGGCCTGGGTTAATTCCGTGCCTGGGTCTTTGTGTTTGAACTCGTTAGCCATAACTAACTACTCGTGTAAAAGACTGTGATGGTCTGGTTGCTGCCTGCAAGGTCAGCCCTTATGCCAGTATTGAACTGCACCGGTATCTCAGATAGGTCGATGAAATGCTGGCTGCTGGCCTGGGCGAACCCACTGATAAGGTCATCACCCGAATCATCAGCGGAGTCGTTTAGCTGCCAAGCGCCACCAGTAGCAGCGGCTGCTACCAGCACCCCGAATACCAGACCCGGAGTTGTGGTTATAGAGCCGTCGCTGGTTACTACGCTAGTCTTGACTAGGTGCATCGTTGCTCTCCTTATGGCCCATCTGCACGTGTGTGCGTAGAGCGCGCGGGCTTTTGAACACGCGCTCACATTGTTGGCAAATAATGGAAGCGGCCCCAAGGGAGGTGGTGGATGGAGCACCACGGGATACCGCTTCCATCAGTGTGCGCTGGAAGGCGCGCTCTTCTTCTCGTTCAGCACGCGCTACTTCCTCGGACATGGTGGCCCACTCCGTGCGGTGCCGGTTCTGCATGTGCCTCTGCACCTGGTACTCAGAGGTCAGGTTGCTCTTGCTGCACGTTGCTAGCCCCATCAAATCATAGTGCTCACGTTCTGGCTGGTCTTTGTGCAGCATACACTTGAGAGTTCCCCGCGCCGGTTCAAAGTCTGGCTTGACCGTCGTGTAGATGCGCACGCCCAGCTCGTCCCGTTTCTCCAGCTGTTCTTGCAGCATATTCTTATTGGTCTTGGACTGTCGGCCAGTCCTGCGGTCATAGATGTAGGTGTATCCAGCCGATTCCAGTGAAGCTACCGTCATAGACAGAGGCACGTTACTGGTGGCAGAATGCACGCCCATCCCTTTGCCCAATGAGCCAGGCTCTGGGGCATCCTCGACTTCGTTCATCAGCTCTTCGATGGCCCGTTCTTGGGCTTCTATATCTCCAGTGGTCATAAGCCTCTCTCTTTAATCAGCTGGGTACGCTGTTCACGGTTAGAGATAAATTCTTCTACCAAGTCGCGGGGCTGGAAGGTGGGTGGCGTGGTGTGCTGCATGTCGTCTGCGATGGAGCGCAGCTCTTCTACAGTGTGGAGAATCTCAGCGTGTTTGCCATCCCACACCCCGCCAGGGATGCGGAACTCTGATGCTGTGAAAGTGTCAGCAGGCCCGAGGTCTTCGAAGTGCTCCGCTAGTCTATCCCCCCGTATCACAGACACGACACGGTAGCGACGGACTCCCAACTTCCCAGGAGCCTTCAGGTTGACTTCACTCAGATTGAAGGCTGGCTCGCTCGGACTCACTGCGAACGCTCCAACCGCTATCTTTCCCACCAGCGTTGGCCTCCAGTGCCTCCCGCAGTTCTTTTATCTGTGCTTCAAGGAGCCGCACCTTCATGCAGGCTTCCCCGTAAGCAAGCAGTATGTCCTCTACGTCACACTTCAGCTCTACGTCCATGCCGGTATGTACATCACTGTGCCAGCATTGTCTGTGACCGTAAGCCACTTCGTGATAGTGGCTGTACCTACACCCGCAGGTGCTACGTTGCTGATAGTTACTGTAGCAGAGGCATTGGCCGTCCAGTGGGCACTGTCTCCTAATGTAAGCGTGCCCGCTGTGACGGTCAGCCCCCCTGCTGTAACGACGAGTCCACCAGCTGTGACAGTCAAGCCACCAGCTGTGATGGTTAGACCACCAGCCGTGATGGTCACCCCACCGGTAGGGACGGTGAGGTAGGAGCCGGTGTTATTGAAGTAGGCAGCTATAGTGCCGTCTACCTGCACCGCCAGGCGAGAACTGCCTTGCTCCCATCTCCATCCTCTACGCGAGGGCATCTATTAACTAGGCCGTCCAGTCACGGTTGGCCCAGACTTTGATATAGTCCACGTCCAGAGTCTTTACCGCAGTGGTCTTGGATTCGACCAACAAGTTAAGGCACATATCTACAGACGTTGACGCCGCACCAGTGACAGTCCTCTTCAAAGCACCGTCAACGAACCATTCGACAGTACCATTCACATGGACTTCCATGCGAAGCACGTTGTATTCACCGGCAACAGCTACGACGTTCAGCTCAGTCGAGGTAGAGGTAGTCTGACCTGTGGTGGTGCCACCGTTATAGACAGCGTGCCACTCACTGTTCTGGGTAAGGTCTGACGCCATCAAAAACCCAACGATGTCCGATGCGGTCAGTGTCAACGTGGTGGTATCCCCGTGACAAATCGCACCTTCGATGATAGCCAAATCAGTCGCTACATCAGAGAACCCGATGAAGACCTCACCAGTGTTAAGCGCTGCTTGACGTACTCGTGCTTCCAGAACGATGACCCCATTGAGGGCAACATCGAACATGACGGGTGTCTGGAAACCAGCACAGTGCACGTCTTCGTTGGTAGTGGTCAGTTGTACCACACCGTTCAACCCATCAGAGTCAAGCATCACCGCACCGGAGTCGGTATCGGCAATCCCTTGACCAACGAAAGTGAGGTACGGCGGCCAGTTGATGGGGGGCGCAGTCGTGGATGCGACGGCAACCTCAGTCCCACCGAGAAAGTCTTCGTCAATGATTAGCCTGGCATCACCAGATTGTGGCATAAGATTCACCTGCTTGTTTGAGCTGTAGCTCTAAATTTCGTATTCGCTCCCTGTAGGGAGCCACTGCCAGAAAGACGCTATCCCTTGGGACAGCGGCAAGATTTTCCAGCCGCACATCCCCAGGTTGGCCGTTCAGATTGTGGATTACCCACCCTTTAGGGATGGGGCCACGAGCCTCAGACCATACGGTACGCCGTAGATTCATTACGAAGTAGGCGCTGTCGCATCGGACAGAATCTCGTACAGCCAGTTACCTGCAGAGCGCTCACCGTAGGCGTACTCGTCGTACAGATATACCACGGTAGCACCAGCGCCGATGTCCTCACGCCTCACGGATGTGGCGCGCGAAGCACGGCCCTGCACCAGCACGATAGCTTCCTGCGCAAAGACGCCGCCCTTAGCGTCGTCACTGTCATCTATGCTGATGTTGCCATCCTCATATATCTGCGCGTTGGCAATCTGCCCACGGAAGCCCTCGGCGAACACACGGGCGGTAAGCCCTTCCGGTACGTTATACGTGCCGATGCCGTTGACAATCTCGTCGAAGATGTCCTTTATCTGGAAGCCGTGCAGCACGCACCGGTACGGTGGGTTGCCTGGCTCAGTCTCGTTGCTGCTGATGCGGTACACCGCAGCTGCGATATGCCCGGATGTCAGCGTGTTGCCAGCACCGGGTAAGCTAGTGGTAGCACCGTCCAATACGGTAAGGCCGTCCTCGTCCTTCTTGCGCTGGATAGCGTTCTGCGCCAAAGAGCCAAGCTGGGCGTAAGCCTTGGGGTTGAGCCGGGACGCTACACGGTCAGTAATCAGGGTTTGAATCCCGGTCACGGTAGGCGTGATAGTCCGCAGCGAATCTGACATCTGCTGTGGGTTGTCCAAGATGGTAGTCTCGGTGATGGCCTGGGCGGTAAGCTGGGCCATGTCAACCTCTCGCCAGCTCAAGCCCGTCCCCTCTCCGAGGGTTACTTTGTCCACGAGGTTGGGCATCACGCCTTCGTACTCGCGAACTTGCCTAGCGGAAGCGACAACGGTGTCAAGGCTGTCCGCTAAGGATTGGGTTATCGTATCTCCCGATGCCATTTAATCTCTCCTATCCTTCCAGATTATCCAGAATGCTTTTGGCACGCTTGTGGTCGGCAGGCGTGGGAGAGTAGCTGGTGTTGCCGTATACCTCACGCAGCCACCGCTCGTCTCCCATGCCACCCCCAGCTGCCGATGGGCCAGTATCCAGCTCAAAGGCACCGGAGTTCACCACGGACTCGCGGCCTTCCGCACGTCCTTCTTGGCGTACATTTCCATTAACAGCCCGCTCAGCCTGCCGGGAAATCTCTTGAGCTTCAGCACGGGCACGCGCTAGTCCGGCTCTGTCCTTCCGGTTGTGCGCGTCTGTCCAGTCCTGGCGTACCTGATGCAGCTCAGGAGCGCTCTGTAAATCCAGTAAAGGATTGCCGTTCGCATCCATCATTGCGCTGCGTAGCGCGTCTGATTCAGTTTGCCAGAACTGCTGGTACTCAAGTTCCACTTGGCTTTGTATCGCCTGGTTCTGGATTTGGGAAAGGTCGTCTGGCAGACGGTCAGTATCACCTGTGCCTATCGCTTGCATCAGCGCATCGACGCGCCGTCCAATCAGCCGCACCTCGTTGTTGGTGCCCAGCATCAGGTTTTCCAAGTCGTTTTGCCGAGTTTGTCTCCCGCGTGACCCGCGCCCCTTCTCGGCGCGCAAGTCACCCTCCAGCTTCTGTATCTGCGCACGCATACCTTCTAAGGTCTGCGGCACTTCCGCTGTAGCTTCTAGCGGGGTGTCAGGAGTTTCGTCCTGAGATGCCGCTACATTGTCCGTGGTCATTGTAAGACCTCCGCACTAATTTAGAATCCTAGCACGCAATCCGTCACGGTGCAAGCA